GTGTTAATATCCCACCCCGTCACGGTAAGTCGCAGCTTGTAAGTATATTCTATCCCGCGTGGTTCTTGGGGCGTAACCCTACAAAGAAGGTCATGATGGTCTCTCACACGACAGACCTAGCGGTAGATTTTGGGCGTAAGGTACGTAATCTTATAGACGTAGCAGATTATAAAGAGATCTTTCCTGAAGTCTCCTTGGCAGTAGACAGCAAATCGGCTGGGAGGTGGAACACAAATTTTGGAGGTGAGTATTTTGCGTGTGGTATTGGATCTGCTCTTGCTGGGAGGGGCGCTGATCTTCTGCTTGTTGATGATCCTCACTCTGAGCAGGATGTTATTAACGGAAACTTCTCAGTGTTTGATAAAGCCTACGAGTGGTTTACATTTGGAGCGCGTACTCGACTAATGCCGGGAGGCAGAGTGGCGATTGTACAGACACGTTGGCACATGGATGACCTCACGGGGCGTGTAACCAACGATATGGTGAAGAATGAGTTGTCTGATCAGTACGAAATTGTGGAATTTCCCGCACTTTTGGAGTCTGATGATGGGAAAATGAAACCTTTATGGCCTGAGTTCTTCGATTTACCCGCTTTGGAGCGTACAAAGGCGTCAATGCCTACGTTTCAGTGGAACGCGCAGTACCAACAGCAGCCTACAGCCGAAGAAGCGTCCATAATTAAGCGAGAATGGTGGGGAATTTGGCCTCATGACGACCCACCACCCGTAGAATACATAATTATGTCGTTAGATGCCGCCGCAGAGAAGCATAATCGCGCAGATTACACCGCTTTGACCACTTGGGGCGTGTTTTTGAACGAAGAAGAGGGCGCACACCACCTAATTTTGCTCGATTCTATCAAAGAACGACTAGAATTTCCTGAATTAAAGAAATTATCGATGGATGAGTACCATAAATGGGAGCCAGACGCGTTTATCGTTGAGAAAAAGTCCTCTGGAGTGGCAATTTACCAAGAAATGAGGCGTATGGGCATACCTGTACAGGAATATACCCCCCACAGGGGTACTGGAGACAAGATGGCACGACTTAATTCTGTGGCTGATATCATCGCATCGGGTATGGCATGGGTTCCATCCACCCGTTGGGCGGAAGAATTAGTGGAAGAAATCGCAGGATTTCCGTTTATGTCTAATGATGACCTTGTGGATAGCACCGTTATGGCTTTATTACGCTTCCGTCAGGGCGGTTTTATACGATTACCTACAGATGAATGGGATGATGAACCACAATATCATTATAGACGTGAGTATTATTGACGCTATACTACGCGCAGGGGAACTTTCCCGGCCCCTATCGTGGGCGCTGTTTATCCCACCCGTTAGATGGCGTCCACACTTTACTGGACGAGTAGTGGTATGATCTGCTATAGTCGCAATAACTTTATATCGTGAGGGCATAATATGGCAGTCGAGAAACAGATGACTCCCTTTGACATCGAGGGACAGGAAGATCAGGCAGAACTGCAAGTAGAGGTTATTAACCCTGAAGCCGTCTCTGTAGAAACAGAGGATGGTGGGATCATCATCGATTTTGAAGGAGAGATGACTGACGAGATTATGGGCGGTGGTCATGACGAGAATATAGCAGAATCTCTAGAAGATGATGAGTTAGCGTCTATGGCCTCTGAACTTATAGCAGATTTTCAGGCAGATCGTGAGTCTCGCTCCGACTGGGCTAGGGCATACGTTAAAGGACTAGACCTCCTAGGTATGAAAGTAGAGGACAGGCAGCAACCGTGGGCGGGAGCCTCTGGGGTGTTCCACCCGTTACTTACAGAGGCTGTAGTAAGGTTTCAGGCACAGGCTATGGGAGAGATATTCCCCGCTTCTGGTCCCGTACGTACCAAGATAGTGGGTAAACAGACCCCACAGAAGACAGATCAGGCAAATCGCGTTCAGAATGAGATGAACTACCTCTTAACTGAAGAGATGTCTGAGTACAGGGATGAAATGGAGCAGATGCTCTTCAAGTTACCTATAGCAGGCTCTGCGTTTAAGAAGGTATATTACGACCCACTCATGGAGCGTCCTTGCGCTATGTTTGTACCCTCTGAGGACTTCGTAGCGTCTTATGGAGCGTCTGACCTACAGACATGCCCTAGGTACACTCACGTCATGAAGAAGACAACTAACGAGATCCTACAGCTTCAGGTAAACGGGTTCTACCGTGATGTAGACTTACCTGAACCTACCCCTGACTACTCAGACATACAGGAGAAGTATGACGAGTTGGATGGTGAAGAAGCGATCATTGAAGATGATGATCGGCACACAATACTAGAGATGCATGTTGACATGAACATGCCAGATGCGTTTGAAGACCCAGACGGTATTGCGAGACCTTACGTGATAACCCTAGACAAGTCTTCATCTACAATATTAGCGATTAGGAGGAATTGGTACGAGAATGACGAAAAGAAAAAGAAACGTATGCATTTCGTACATTACAGATACTTACCGGGCTTGGGATTCTATGGCACAGGACTCATTCACCTCATGGGAGGCTTGGCTAAATCAGCCACCTCAATACTTCGCCAACTTATTGACGCGGGTACGCTATCTAATCTACCTGCGGGTCTTAAAGCTCGCGGCTTGCGTATTAAGGGTGATGATTCACCGCTTATGCCGGGTGAATTTAGGGATGTGGACGTACCGGGTGGCGCTATACGCGATTCAATTACGTTTATCCCTTATAAAGAGCCATCGAGCGTACTCTACTCGTTACTCGGAAATATTGTAGATGAAGGTAGACGGATAGGTTCAGTAGCCGACATGCAGGTCGGAGACATGAATCCTAACGCCCCTGTAGGCACAACGCTGGCTTTGATGGAAAGATCCATGAAAGTTCTCTCTGGTGTACAGGCGAGGCTCCACGCGTCTCTGAAGAACGAATTACGGATACTGGCAAAGATCATACACGACTACATGCCGTCTGAGTATGCTTATGAGATGGATGGTGATTTTGATCGTAAGAGTGATTTCGACAAGCGGGTAGATGTTATACCTGTGAGCGACCCCAATGCTGCAACCATGTCCCAGCGTGTGATGCAGTACCAAGCGGCAGTGCAACTTGCCCAACAAACCCCCCAAATATACGACATGGGCAGGCTGCACCGCCAAATGTTAGAAGTTCTTGGCGTTCAGAACGCAGATGAGATTGTCAAACTACCAGATGATATGAAACCCGCAGATCCGGTTACAGAGAACATGATGATTATGAAACAAGAACCTATCAAGGCGTTCAAGTATCAGGATCACGAAGCGCACATAGCGGTTCATATGGCTGCTATGCAAGATCCAAAGCTTATGCAGATCATAGGACAATCACCGTTTGCTTCAGCAATACAGCAGTCGATGTCTGCACACATAACAGAACACGTAGCGTTCCAGTATCGTCGTGAGATAGAGAAACAACTGGGTGTAGAGATGCCAAACGAGGAGCAGCCGCTACCAGAAGACGTAGAAGTAGAGCTATCCAGACTAGCTAAAGAAGCTGCAGAGAAGGTTCTGGGTAAGAATCAAGCAGAAGCAGCACAACAAGAAGCGCAGAAGCAACAGCAAGACCCGCTTACGCAGATACAGCAGCGAGAGTTGACAATAAAAGAACAAGAGCTGCAGCATAAAATGAAGATGGACACAGCCAAACTAGAACTCGACGCTGCCAAGTTGGAAAGCACGAAGAAGATAGAAGGCGCTAAGATTGGAACTAAACTAGCTACAGAGTTAGATAAGGAACAGCGTAAAGATAAACGTGAAGGTACTAAAATCGGGATAGATATAGCAAGGGAGCTTGATAAGGGTGGAGATTAATTTATTTGACGCTTTAGAGAGGCGTTTAGACGAGTATAAGATTGAAATATCAGACTACTTGTCTGGTGGTGGTGTTAAGAACATGGAAGAGTACCACAGGCTAGTTGGGAAAAGTGAAGGTATAGATATTGTATTAAATAATTTAAAAGAGCTTGAGAAAAGATTTAGGGAAGCATAAGGTGCTTCTAGTTATTCGCGGATAGGCCGCGCAGGGCAACGGTGAGCCTTTAAATCGCTGCAAATGGGTGTAAGATGGTTGCGACAGTAAAAGTCGATAACACGAAGGTAACAGATGACCTTCAAGCAAAACTACCAGAACCTACGGGATACAGGCTTCTGATAGCACTTCCAGAGATCGATGAGAAGACAGAAGGCGGAGTAATCATGCCTGATGGCCTTCGAAAAGATGAGTCTACGGCATCAATTATTGGTTTTGTTATAAAAACAGGACCGGATGCTTACTCAGACAAAGAGCGCTTTCCCAATGGTGCTTGGTGTACAGAAGGAGATTTTGTTATTTTCAGATCCTATTCTGGCACTAGGTTTAAAGTTCATGGTAAAGAGTTTCGTTTGATAAATGATGACACTGTAGAAGGTGTTGTTGACGATCCAAGGGGGTATACAAGAGCATGAATACGAATACCGCAGAAAACCTAGAGGACAAAGTAGAGGACGTACAGGAAGAATCTACTGAGATCGAGGTTGAGATTGAAGAGGTTTCTGAAGAGCCTAAGAAAGAAGATAAGGTCGAGGTAAAGGCAGAAGAGCCTGAACCAAAACCTGAAGCGGAAACGCCAGACGCTGAGATTGATAAATACAGCGCAGGGGTGCAGAAACGTATCGATCAGCTAACAAAGCAATATCGTGACGAAGAACGCGCCAGACAAGAGGCACAGGGGCTTCAAGAAGAAGCTGTAAAGTATGCAGAGAAGGTCAAAGAGGAGAACGAAAAACTTCGTAAGTCTTTGGAAGACAATGAATCTGTATTACTTGATCAGGCCAAGAGTAGGGTAGAAGCACAACTTGCACAGGCTAATGCTAGCTATAAAGCAGCATACGAAGCAGGTGATCCTGATAAACTGTTGGAAGCGCAAGCAGAACTCACTAGGTTGCAGAACGAACAGTACCGTGTGACTAACTATAGAGCGCCAAAACGAGAAGAGCCTGTAGAGGTGCCAAAGACCGCACCACAACAGGAGGCTCCTAAAGCAAAAGAGCCTTCTCAGCTAGGCAAAGATTGGCTGAATAAGAACACATGGTTTCACGGTAAGGAAGAAGGCGATCTCCGTATGACGGGGTTTGCTTACGGGGTGCATGAAGAACTTATCACAAAAGGAGTTGCGCCAGATACCGAAGAATACTATAATGGAATTGATAGCGCGATGAAAAACGCGTTTCCAGACAAGTTTGGGGTTGTTGCAGAGGAGCCTGCGGAACCACAACCTCAAGCGGGCAACGTGGTAGCCCCGCCGTCTCGTACGTCAAAAAAGCCACGCAAGGTTAAGTTAACTCCAACCGCAGCCGCACTCGCCAAACGGCTCGGTCTTACTCCAGAACAGTATGCGGCGCAATTAATGAAGGAAAGCTGATATGGCTGAAAGAACCCCACGCACTACAGAAACTAGAGAGAAAACAGAACGTAGAAAAGGGTGGTCTCGACCACAAGCACTACCTACGCCTGAACCTCGTGACGGTCTCCATTTTAGATGGATTCGTACAGCGACTATGGGCAATAGTGATAATACGAATGTATCTTCCCGTTTTCGTGAAGGCTATACGCCAGTAAAAGCAGCAGAGTTTCCTGATTTAAACGTTGTGTCTGATATCGATTCCCGATTTAAAGACAACATTGAGGTAGGTGGTCTATTATTATGTAGTATACCTGCTGAAATCGCTGAAGAACGTCGCCAGTATCAATTAGAGCAGGCGCAACATGCACAAGATGCGGTAGATCGTAATTTCATGAGAGAGAACGACCCTCGTATGCCTGTGCTAAGTCCAGAGCGTTCAACGCGAACTTCATTTGGGAAGTAACCTTTTTAGGGAGCTTCCTTGGTTTAAACTTGGTTAGGAGATTGAGCAATGGCTACTACAGCAGCTCCCTATGGCCTGAAGCCCGTGAAACGAGCTGACGGTATGCCCTATGCAGGGGCAACTTCTACATACCTAATCGATCCCGCTGGCGAGGCGACCAATCTATTTAACGGTCAAGTTGTCACTATCGGGTCAGATGGGTATATCGCACTAGCCGGAGGCACAGGTGCGGATATTACAACAAACAATCTTGGTGGCTCTTCTATAGGTGCTATCGGTGTATTTGTTGGTTGTGAGTACACAAATGCCGAAGGGCAACAACTCTTTAGTCAATACTATCCATCTGGCACAGCCAATGGTGGTGCGATTAAAGCTTACGTGGTTGACGATCCAAACGTACTATTTCAAGCACAGCTTGATGGTGCAGCGGCGCAAACAGCTATTGGTACTATTACCAAGTTTGCGGCAGTGCAATCCACTTCCACCGGAAGCACCTCAACAGGTAATTCCACTTCAGCATTAGATGCTACTACTCAAACTACAGTAGGTGCATTTAAAATTGTTGGTCATGTATCTGATCCTGCGGATGCTTACCCAGACGTTCTGGTTAAGATAACTAACGGCGCTCACATGATGACCATGAACACTGGCGTATAAGGAGACTGAATTATGGCTATGTCACGCGCCCAGCTCCTTAAAGAGCTACTTCCCGGCTTAAACGCATTGTTTGGGTTGGAATATGATCAGTATGAAGGCGAACATGCCGAGATATATGAGACTGAAAACTCAGAGCGTTCATTTGAGGAAGAGGTCAAATTATCCGGTTTTGGAGCAGCTCCTGTGAAAGCAGAAGGTGCATCAATTTCGTACGATAACGCACAAGAGCATTATACTGCTCGATACAACCACGAGACCGTTGCAATGGGTTTCTCTATCACTGAAGAAGCGATGGAAGACAACTTGTACGACTCACTATCTGCTCGTTATACAAAAGCACTAGCTCGCGCTATGGCTTATACCAAGCAGACTAAGGCTGCATCACTATTGAATACAGGTTTCTCAACCTTTCAATCAGGTGATGGCGTTTCATTGTTTGCTACTAACCACCCAACTGTTGGTGGCGGTACAAACTCTAACAAGCCAGCGGTTAACGCAGACTTGAACGAAACTTCACTAGAGCAAGCAGTTATTGATATTGCAGCGTACACAGACGAACGCGGCCTATTGATCGCAGCTCGCCCTCGTAAGTTAATCGTTCCACCAGCATTGATGTTTGTTGCAACAAGACTGCTTCAAACTGAACTACGTGTTGGTACAGCGGATAACGACATGAACGCACTACGTTCAAACGGTTCTATCCCTGAAGGGTATCGTGTAAACCACTATCTAACAGATACAGACGCGTTCTTTATCACTACAGATATTCCAAACGGTATGAAGCATTTTGTTCGTACTGGTATGGCAACATCTATGGATGGTGATTTCGATACAGGTAATGTTCGCTACAAAGCTCGTGAGCGTTACTCATTCGGCGTTTCTGATCCGTTGGGAATTTACGGTTCCCCCGGAGCATAAATTATGTTATAGTGGGGGTACTACTTTTCATAGTAGCCTCCCTATAACTGGGGCAGCGTAAGTTGCCCCTTTCTTTTTAAAAAAACTATGTTATTATATCTGCAGGGGCAACATTAGCCTTGCAGACAGGACACTCCCCTACCTGACGTTGCACAGACTGCTAGGCGAAACCTTGTGCAAAGGGTATTTATTATGGCATCAACAACATTCTCAGGCCCAGTGACATCTTCTGATGGTTTTATCGGGGCAATCACATTAACAACTTACACTGTTGCAACTCTACCTGCTGCAGCTTCCTCAACAGGAACTATGGCTTATGTATCAGACGCTCTTAAAGCTTCTGAATCAGCAGGTAATGGAACAGGAAACGTAGCTTTTTCTGATGGATCAAACTGGATTCGTGTAGACACTGGCGCTGCTGTCGGCGCGTAGGGGGTGAATCATGAGTAGATTTCAACCACCTAGTGTTGAAGAACTAGCAGCTCGTGGATTGGGACCAGACGGTAAACCGTTAAAAACCCAGAAAACACGAGCTAGAAACGATGACGGTACGCTAAGAGCAGATGATCCTTCTACGCCTGATGTAAATGAGGCATGGGAAGAAAAGCCTGCAAAAAAGCGTGGTCGCCCTAAGAAAGAGGGGTAATTTATGTCAAGTGATGTAAAGACAAAACGCGTAACTGCTGTGGGTTCTCTGGCTGTAGGTCCAGCTCGCATACGTCAGGTTCATGTTCTTACAACAACTGGTTCGCCAAGGTTAACTATAACCGATGGCAATGGGGGTCAGACTGTTTTGGATCTAAACTTGTTAGCTTCTGATGTTCACGCTGTGAATATTCCAGACGATGGCATTAGAGTTAGTGACATATATGTATCCGCAGTGACTGCTATTACGGCTGTGACTATATTCTATAGTTAGAGTTATGGCTTCTAAGGGTTCGATGAAAGGTCATACCATCAGCGGGGGACATAAGCGTCCTACCAAAAAAGGTGCTGGTATGACCAAAAAAGGTGTAGCTAAGTACCGAAGAGATAATCCCGGTTCTAAGCTAAAAACCGCTGTTACAGGCAAAGTAAAGAAGGGCAGTAAGGCAGCAAAAAGAAGAAAGTCTTACTGCGCTAGATCTGCTGGTCAGATGAAAAAGTTTCCTAAAGCAGCAAAAGATCCTAACAGCCGTCTAAGACAGGCCAGAAAAAGGTGGAAGTGCTAATGTCAAAAGCAACCCCAACTAATTCTGCTCTATGGTCTAGAGCAAAAGCAGCAGCTAGAAAGAAATTTAAAGTATATCCTTCAGCGTATGCAAACGCTTGGGCTTCTAAGTGGTACAAGTCTAAGGGTGGGGGCTGGAAAGGTGGCAACAATAAGGTAGCTAAACGTGGCAAAAAAGCCTAGCAAAAAAGGTGGTCTAGGCAAATGGTTTGCTGAAGACTGGAGAGACGTAAAGACTGGAAAGAAATGTGGTCGAAGCGGTAAGAAAGATAAGAGAAGATCTTACCCTGCGTGTCGCCCTAAAGCTGTTGCTTCTAGGATAACAAAGTCAGAGGCCAGAAAGAAGACTGGCCCTAAAAGAGTTAAGTGGTCAACCACTGCAAGTGGTAGGAAAAGGAAAAAGTAAATGGCAGTAGTAACCCCCGACTTACCTGACATATTTGAAGAAGCCTACGAACGTGCAGGGATAGAGCTAAATACAGGGTATGACCTAAGAACGGCTAGAAGAAGCTTAAACTTAATGCTTCTTGAGTGGCAAAACAGAGGTTTAAATCTTTTTACTATTGACCAAGGGACTTTGTCACTAACAGAAGGTACGGCATCATATGACATGCCTTCAGATACCATTGATCTTATAGAGCAACACATAAGAACGGGTAGTGATGAAAATCAACTTGATACTAATGTTGAGAGGGTATCTGTCACAACATACGCTAACCAAGCCAATAAAAACACACAGGGTAAGCCGACTCAGGCTTTTGTGCAAAGGTTGGCTTCGTCAACAAAGATTACGCTTTGGCCTGTCCCAGATCAGGATTACACCCTCTCCTATTTTAGGTTGCGCGGTATAGATGGCCTTTCTTCTGGATTAGGTACAACAGCAGCAGTCCCTCCAAGGTTTGTACCGTGTATGGTTGCAGGGTTAGCTTATTATGTAGCAATGAAGAAACCAGAAGCTGCAGCTAGAGTGGCACCATTAAAACAAGAGTATGAGTTTCAGTTCGAGCTTGCAGCAGGAGAAGATTCAGAATCCTCTTCTATTAAGTTCGTACCATTTGATACATTTATGGTGGGTAGTTAATGACTACAGCAAAAAGTACATACGCGTTTGGGTTTTGTGACAGGACTGGGTTTAGGTATCCCCTAAGAGACCTAGTAGACGAATATAGAAACGGAACGAAAACTGGTCTCAAGATAGGTAGAGACGTGGTTGATGATGATCACCCACAGAATTTTATAGGGAGATTACGTGTAAACGACCCACAGTCCCTACCGTTCACTAGACCAGATACAGCATTGGTAGCCAGTAGGTCATTGTACGGCTTCAATCCTGTGGGAAACCCCGCTCAATACATAACTGCATCGGTGGGTAAAGTAACAGTGACAACTTCGTGAGTGTATGATATTATTATGTAAAGGAGATTAACATGCCCGGAAAAATGAAAAAACCCGTCCCACCAAGCGCAAAAGGTAGTCTAGGTCAATTGCCAGAAGCAGTTCGTAACCAGATGGGTTACATGGCCTATGGCGGTAAAGTTAAGAAGATGAAAAGTGGCGGTAAATGTCGTGGTATGGGCAAAGCCAGTCGTGGTGGTAAGTATAGTAGAGGCTAATCATAATGGGTAAAATGAAAGAAAAAGACTCAGAACTTCAAGAGTTACGTGAAGAGTTTTTTGATGGCCCTATGTCAGATTCTATGAGCTTTAATCAGTTCTTATTAAGTAGGGGTAAGGGTGATCTACTTAGACTGTCGGGTAGCAAACCTAGCAAGATGAAGCACGGCGGGACAGTATGTCGTGGCGTAGGTAAGGCTCGTGGTGGTAAGTATAGGATAAGGTAGAATTAGATGAACTATACAGAGTTAACACAGGCTATAACTGACTATACCGAGAACACTGAGACCTCGTTTGTAGGTAATATACCTACATTTATACGTCAGGCAGAAGAGAAGATACTTAGACAGGTTCTCATACCAGAACTTAGAAAAGCATCTACAGGTGCTACTGTGGCTAGCTCTCAATACCTTGCTAGACCATCTGATATGATTGCAGTGTACTCTATTGCTTTGCAGGATAGTGGTGGTAACTGGGAATATCTTCTTAATAAGAACGTTACGTTTATAAAAGAAGCATATCCTTCAGAGCCAACAGCTAAACCAAAATATTACGCGCAGTTTGTCGGCGGCACAAGCACAACTCCGGGTTTCTTTATTTTAGGTCCAACCCCAGATGCTGTGTATAATGTGCAGATAAACTACTATTACGACCCGCCATCTATTGTTAATGCTGGCACAACTTGGTTAGGTGACAACGCAGAGACAGCACTGCTGTACGGCTGCTTGTTAGAGGCGTATTCCTATATGAAAGGAGACGCAGATCTTATGGCTCAGTACAGAGAGCAGCACAGCCTAGCAATGCAGGCTTTCCAAAAGGTTGGTGGTTTGTTACAGCAAGATGGATACAGAAACGGAGAGGAGGGCTACGGCCCTAATTAATAAATGTTTAAGTTTCAAGTAGACGTACCAAAAGATCCGATTGTCAGCATACAAACTACTGACAAGAGAGGATTTACACCTGATGAGGTTGCAGAGCGGTGCGTTGCAAAACTTATAGACGTTTCTGACAGCGCTCCCCCTGCCATAAAAGATCAGGCAGTAGCGTTTCAAAAGCACATGGAAAAGGTGGTCGCATTTTATATGCGTGAAGCTATTCGTAGTGACCGCACAACCGTGTATAATGCCCTTACCGATGCAGGGCATCCTAAACTTGCCGAGCTAATAAGGAGATTATGACATGGCGTTCACTGGCAATTATATGTGTACGTCCTTTAAGCAAGAACTGCTAACGGGGCAACACAACTTCACCGCCGCACCAAATGGTGATACATTTAAGTTAGCGATGTACACAAACAGCGCATCCTTCACTGCTGCAACAACAGCTTACACAACTTCAAACGAAGTAAGTGGTTCAGGGTATACTGCAGGTGGCGCTGCTCTGACAAACGTCACACCCACGACTAGTGGCACAACAGCGTTAACCGATTTTAACGATGTAACGTTCTCAACGGCTACTATAACTGCTCGTGGCGCTTTGATCTATAATACCACAACAGGTAGTGGAACAAACACAACTGACACGGTGGTTGTATTGGATTTCGGTTCTGATAAGACCTCTACAGCAGGTGACTTTACAATTCAGTTCCCAACTGCAAGTGCTTCAGACGCGATCATCCGTATAGCGTAGTTTCGGGGGTGACACTGTGGTTACCTTCGCAGATAGAGTAAAAGTCAATACCACCACAACCGGGACTGGCGATATAACTTTGGGGCAGGCCGCTGTTGGTTACCAAACCTTCGCGGCTGCTGGAGTATCTGACGGTGACGAAGTTAGGTATGTTATAGAGGATGGAGCGGCTTGGGAGATAGGAGCAGGGACTTACAACTCAAGCGGCACCACTCTCACCAGAAGTCTAACGTCAAGTTCTACAGGTTCTCTCCTTAACCTTACAGGAAATGCAGAGGTCTTTATTAGCCCCTCTGCTGCCGACCTTGTTCTATCTAGTAATGCTTATAATTCAACAAAATTTACTTCTACGGCAGGTCAGACTACCTATACTCTAAATTATGTTGTCGGTGCCGTTGATATATTCTTTAATGGTGTGAAGTTATCACCCTCAGATTACACAGCAACAAATGGAACGTCGATTGTTCTAGCAGATGCCGCTGCCTTAGATGATGTAGTAGAGGTTGTAGAGTATGGTATATTCAATACTAATCTTTCTACTTTTGGTAATAATTTTACGTTACCGTCTACAGACGGCACGAGTGGTCAAGTTCTTGGCACAAACGGAAGTGGGACACTAAGTTTTGTAGATGGTGGTGGAGGAAGTGCTAGCCTAGATGCAATAACAGTTATACCATCAAGAACAGTTACGTCAGACATTACAGTTAGCTCAACACAAAGTGCTTTCTCTGTTGGCCCTATAACGATACAAAGTGGTGTTACTGTTACTGTTCAATCTGGCGGCAGATATGTAATGATATGAGGATATTATGGTT